CGGCTCTTGATTCGTAAGTTTTAAATATTTATTAATTAGAGGTTCGAAACGCTAATCGTTCCATAGTAAAGACCGCCATCCTCAATGAGCTTTTTACCGTATCTCGTCATAATGCCTTTATTTGGGGTAAAGGAGTTAGGATCAAGTACAGTTGGAGTTGATAGGAGTGGGATATAAGGCGCATAGAAGTAACCTGAGTCCAAAACGCTTGATCCCTTGAAGCCGAGGAGGATCTTGCAGTTCGGGAAGAGTGGGTCTTTGTAGAGCTTGAGTTTGCCCTGGATTGTTCCTGCGCTTGTGATTCCAATATCGATACCTTCGTTGTTTAGGGCGTCTGAACCTCGGAAGTCGTTCAGCTGCTCGAACTTGGATGCGATATCGGCGCTGGTTACCATCCAGTTGGCTGGACCTCTCAAGGTGAGCCGGTGGATGATGTTTGATACTTCAAGGACCTTGTAGAGGAGTGCAATGTTGCGGTCGGTGAAGTTTACTGATGCGCCTGCGCCTGTTGCGAAGTTGTGGTTAGCGCGGACGCTTGCGGAGATGATGAGGTCGTTGATGACTTCACGATCGATTTCCGCGACCATTTCGTCTGCCATAAGGTCGGTCAAGGTGCTCTCTGCGTCAATGTTGTGTACTGACTTGAGGTCTTGAGCGGCTTCGAGGCTCCAGCTAGTCTTTAGCTTTCGAGTGATGGCGGCAACTGAGTCGCTATCGATCGAGAGTGTGACTTCTGGCTGGAATGGGTTGTTTTCAAGGTCGAACTCATAATCAGCGCGTCCGATTGCTGCAGCTGGGAATGATCCTGCGCTGAGTGTAACCTGAGCGAGACCTGATGTATGGTCGAACTTGGTTGCACCTGGAGTCGTTACGTCAACTACACCGCCGGCGATAGCTGTGGTGTTGATGAGGACGAGGTCAGGTGAGCCGTTTGAGTCGAAACCAACTTGAAGAATTGGTGTTGGCTCTTCGCAGGCGTCTGCGTCTGATGCGTAGACGTTGACGACTACTGTGCCAGCGAGTACAGGACGCTGGGCGAGGGTACCGCTTACTACGTTACCTGTGCCTGGACCTGAGATCGCGAGGCCTTCACCCTTTACTACTTGGCTGCTGTAGAATGGATCAAGTGCCCAGCCGTTTTGGCGTGCGAATTGTTGGCTGGTGTTTTGGCGCATGATCTGTGTTCCGGCGACTGTCTGGCCCTTACTGATGGCGTAACGGTACCGGATGTAGAAGATCAAGCTTGCTGGCTGGCTCATTGGCTGGACACCAACGAGGTTGTCAGTAATGAGCTTTGGATAGCTCTTCCGGATTAGGGGGAGAGCAAACCGGGTAAAGTCTGCAATATCGCCAGTTGTGGTTGCATCTTCGAAGAGGAGCGAGCTGCCCTTCTTATTATTGAACCAGTTGAACTGGTTCTCGAGGATGTTGGCCATCAAGCCGTACTTTTGTGGCTTGACTTCCTTACACTTCTGGAGTACTGGAGACCAGCGCTTTACTAGCTGGTTCTTCTTGGATTCGCGGATTAGGCACTCTTGACGGAATTTGTCTTCGGTCATGAGTGCTGTTCCGGATGATGGTGTGGGTCGCATGAGTGAAAACTCCTATTAATCTTGCATCGTGGCAGCGATTGAACCGATTTCATCGCCGCTACCGGATGCTTTTTTGCCGCTTGCTTGAGACTCAGATAATGTACGTCGTGTGGAGTTGATTGTGTCTGGTACGCGCCTTGACTCATCTAGTCGCTTGGCTGGTGTTGGCTTGGCCGCTGGTTGAGCTGACTCAACCTTGGATTCGCTTACGACATCCTTAGCAGCTGGTGGTTTGATAAGACCGGCTTCGCGGAGCTTATTTTCCATCAACTGGTTGCGCTTTAGAGTCTTCAAGGCAATGTCATTTGCGTCGTTTGCCTTGCGTACTGCCACGTTTCGCTCTTCTTTGAGCGTACCAACTGCAGCTTTGAGTCTCTCGACTTGTTTGCGAGCGGCTTGAAGGTCCCGACTTGCGCCACCATCCTCAATTTGGATTCCCTCTAGAAGAGCTTTTGTGCGCTTCAGGAGAGCTGTGGCCTCAGTATCTTCACTCAGCCTATTTTTCTCAGCTGCCTTTTCAATAGCTTCCATCTTGGATTCAAGGAAGATACCTACCTTGCGTGCAAGGTTTGCCTTTTCCTTGTTAACCTCTTCGAGGCAGACTTGGCGGGCCCGCTCGATTTTGGTCTTGAATTCCTTCTCGTATTGCCCTTTGAGACCTTGAGCGTAACGATTGAATTCCTCGCAAATTGCGGCCGCGAGTGCATCTGAACCGCCTAAACGCTTCAATAGTTCTTTTAGCTTATCCATTGAAGGATGATCCTTCCATGAGG